AGAGTCCACAAAATAAAACGAAATAATGAGTTGGGAGATATTTAGAGCTGAGTACAAACAAGGTTTAGAAAACAATGATGATATGGCTAAGGTAATTGCTGAATCATATGATAAGTGTGTTAAGATAGGAATGAGTGGAGCAGGAACTGCACCACCCGCACCATTAGTAGCAGGAAATGTAAGTGGATTACAAACAATGTTAAAAGTATGTTTCAGTAGTTACGGAGTGGTTCCACTATCAACATCATTGGATACAGGTTTAAAACTTTATTGGTTGGGTGGAACTACCGCTGCAGGAGCATTGGTAACTAACCCAGGCATAACAGCATCATACATTGATGCTCAAGGTAAGTTGAATGAAACGATTGATGATACTATTGACCAGTTTATAGCAGCGTTTAATATTTATCATCAACAAGTTGTTTTTACAATTACAGCAACACCACCTTTAGTATCAGTAGGATATATAGTATAGGAAATAGGAGGTCATTATGACTAAGAAAGAACTCGTAAAAATAATTCGAGAAGTAGTAAAGATAGAAGTCAAAAAACAAGCAAAAGAGATATTTATTAATGAGTACAAGAAAGCAAAAAGTTCTACACTCAAATCTCTAGCACCAAAACCAAAACCAGTCAAGAAAGTTGCACCACAAAAAAGAGATTTTGTAAAGGGTAACGATGCATTGAATGATGTTTTGAATGAGACGGTTGCACTAAGTAAAGGTGATGAAATGGATGAGTATCCAACAATGGGTGGTGGAACATTTGATTCAAGTAGAGCATCAGAATTATTAGGATATGGAGATGCACTAGCAGCAGGTGGTAATAAGGAACAGCAGAGAAACATGGCAGCGGCACAAACATTAAGAGAGAAAAATGTAAACATAAATGATGTACCTGAATCATTAGTAAATGCTTTAACAAGAGACTATTCGGAATTAATGAATCATAGTAAAATGAAGAAATAATCATGAGTGAAAAAGTAGCAACACTAACTAATCCATCAGTAAGAACTATCAATGAAGATAAGGATGCATTTTTTGGGATAACTTTTCCACTCACATATAAAAGTGGTAACGCTGGATTCTTTCCAAGAAGTTCTACTATACGAGAACAAGTTTCCACTAATATAAAAAATTTATTACTTACTATTCCAGGTGAAAGAGTTGCACAACCAAACTTCGGTTGTGAATTAACTTCATTAATTTTTGAACCACAAGAAGAGGGTTTGGAAGAAAGAATAGAAACAGCAATAGAAGAGGCTTTAGCACAATGGTTACCTTATGTAACAATCAACACAATAGATGTTGTGTTATCACCAAACGATAATCAAGTGTTGGTGAATATTGAATTTAATGTAGATGTTGATGATGAGGATGCACCAGAACAGATATCCTTTAATTTCAACACCGCAGGTTAGGAGAAAGTAAATGGCTTTGGATGTAGAATACGGAACCAATATTAAAAAAGAGAAAAAGAAAGTAAAGTATATTGGAAGAGATTTCAGTTCAATAAGACAAAACCTTATTGAGTTTGCAAAATCATACTATCCAACTGCCTACAATGATTTTAACGAATCATCACCAGGTATGATGTTTATTGAAATGGCATCTTATGTTGGTGATATGTTGAGTTACTATGTAGATAACCAATATCGTGAAACACTTTTACACTCTGCAGAAGAAAAGAAAAATATTTTTAAGATTGCACAATCATTTGGATACAAACCAAACTTGAGTACACCATCATCTGCAGTTTGTGATTTAACACTTGAGGTTCCTGCTCTTTCTTTAGGTGGTGATGAGTATGAAGCAGATTTAAGTTACGCATTAAAAGTAAATGCAGATAGTATATTTTCAAGTAAGAGTGGTAGAAGTTTTAGATTGATGGATGATGTTAACTTTGCGTTCTCATCTTCTTTTGATACAAGAATTGATAAAGTTTCTAAAACAAGTGGTGATATACCTACACACTTTACACTAACTAAAAAAGCAACATTAGAAAGTGGATTTAAAACTTCTGAGGATTTTGTTTTTGGTGATGCTGTAAAATTTGATAAAATAATTTTAAGTAAAGATAATGTTATTGAAGTAACTTCATGTATAGATGATGATGGAAATAATTGGTATGAAGTTCCTTTCTTAGCACAAGACACAGTCTTTCAAGATGTAGAAAACAATAATGTAAACTCACCTGATGTATCTGCAAATTCATCAGCAGCACCTTTCTTATTAAAGTTAGTAAAAACTGCTAATCGTTTTACTCGATATATCAGAAGTGATGGTAAAACAGAATTACGATTTGGTGCAGGAACATCTACAAATGCAGATGAAGAAATAATTCCAAATCCGGACAATGTTGGTAGTTCACTTGGTACAGGCTTATCAAAACTCGATACATCATTTGACCCAAGTAACTTTTTAAAAACAAAAGCATTTGGACAAGCACCAAGTAATATTACATTGACTGTAACATACACTTATGGTGGTGCACAAGCAGATAATGTTGTTAGTGGTGAGATTACAAATCTTGATACATTATCTACAACACTTGATGATACAGGTTTAGATACTGCAAAAGTAAAAGAAACAAAAGAAAGTTTATCCATAACAAATACAGAACCAGCAACTGGTGGTAGTGGTGGAGAATCACCTGAAGAAGTAAGACAGAATGCTGCAGCACATTTTGCATCACAAAATCGTGCGGTAACAAAAGAAGATTATGTTATTAGAGTTTATTCATTACCACAAAAATATGGTGCAGTTGCAAAAGTATTTTTAGTTCAAGATGAACAATTAGAAGTTAACACACAAACAATTGTAAAACAAGGTAAGATTGTTAAACAACCAAACACAAGTGTAATACCTAATCCACTTGCATTAAATATGTATGTATTGGGTTACAACGCAACTAAAAAATTAGTTGCACTTAATGATGTGGTAAAACAAAACCTTAGAGTTTACTTATCACAATATAGATTGGTTACAGATGCAATCAATATTAAAGATGGTTACATTGTTAACATAGGAGTACGATTTGCTATTATAACTCAAAGAGGATATAATAAAAATGAAGTACTACTAAAATGTATTGAAGCTGTTAAGAAACATTTCAATACAGATGATTGGCAAATTGGACAACCAATTATTTTAAGTGATATCGCTTACAAGATTTCATTAGTAGATGGTGTGGCAAGTGTTGTACCACCAGAAGACGATAATCCTAACAAGCAACTTGTTGTTATAGAAAATAAATACAAAACAGAAGATGGGTATAGTGGACATGTATATGATGTACAATCAGCTACAAAAGATGGAGTTGTATATTCTTCACTTGACCCAAGTATATTTGAACTTAAATTCCCTAATACAGATATTGAGGGTAGAGTAGTAGGAGATGTATAATGTATTATTTTGAATATCCAATAACAGATGCAACAATATATGAGGGTAATGTTACTTCATCAATTAATACAGGTTTAGACCAGATATTAGAAGTAGAGAAGCATGTAAATTCTTCTGGTACTACAATTAATGCATCAAGGATTTTAATAAAATTTAATTATGGTTATATATCATCTTCAGTACAAAGTGGAGTAATACCAAGTACTGCAAAATATTATTTGAACTTATATGATGCAAGTTCAGAAGAACTAGCCGTAGAACAATCATTGTTTGCTTATATGGTTAGTGGAAGTTGGGCAGGTGGTACAGGCACAAAAGATAGAGACCCAGCACTAAGTGATGGTGCAAGTTGGAAGTATCGTGATAATGATACAACAAAAACAGAATGGGTAAGTGGTAGTTTGACACAAGGTGGAACTTGGTTTACATCAAGTTTAGGTGAGTATGAAGTAAGTTCATCACAAGATTTAGTTTATGAAACTCGTGATATCAGAATGGATGTTACTGATTTGGTTAAGAATCATCTTTACTCAAGTTCAGTTTATCCGAACAACGGATTCATCGTAAAGAGAGAAAACCTTGTAACTTCAGAGAGTATGTTTACAGTCTTTGACCCTACTACATCTACTGGTTCTGCCGAGGGTAATTCTACACCATTAGGACACCTAAAGTTTTTCTCAAGAGAAACACATACAATATATCCACCTAAATTAGAAGTAGAGTGGGATGATAGTTCTTGGGATACAGGTAGTTTATCAGAATTAAGTTCTACAGATTTAGATAGGTTAAAAATTTATTTTAATAATTTAAAACCAGAGTACAAAGAAAAATCAAAAGTAAAATTCAGATTCACAGGTCGTGAGTTATATCCTACTCGTGGATTTGATACAACACCAGCAGCATTGACTGTAAAAACTTTACCGAGTGGTTCACAATTATTACAACAAGGTACATACTACTCAGTAAGAGATGCTGATACAGAAGATGTACTTATACCATTTGGTACAGGTTCTATTGTGAGTTGTGATTCCACAGGTAACTATTTTAATTTATGGTTAGATGGATTCCAACCAGAAAGATTCTATACTTTCTCAATCAAGGTAGTTAGTGGTAGTGGTGCAAGTCAAAGCTCAATGATTTATGATGATGATTTTACATTCAAAATAGTGAGATAAAAAATGTCGTATATAATAGCAGAACCATGTGTGGGAACTTGTGATACAGCTTGTGTGGAAGTTTGTCCAGTCGATTGTATCCATGGTCCTTTCGATAAAGAGGGAAGTGGTGAAGAAGCCAAAGTAGATGGATTTAATCCAGATGGGTTACAATTATATATTAATCCAGAGGAGTGTATTGATTGTGGTGCATGTGAACCTGAATGT